TCCCAGGGATTTAAAAAAGAGGAGTTACAGGAACTTATAGATCATAGGTCTTTGATTGTTCTTATGAAGGCTCAGAAGTATGATGCCCTTCAAAACTCCGATGTTAAAGCCAAAAAGATTAAGAACAAACCCAAAGTAGTCCGGTCAGGAAAAGGTGCTAAAACCAAATCCAATGACCGTAGTAAACGTATTGCGAAGATGAAGCGCCTTGGGCAATCTGGTCATGTTAATGATGCAGTTTCATTGCTTGAGGATTTCGTAGACATTTAACTAAAAGGAGGGAAATGCTATGGCAGTCCCAACAAATACTAGGGAAACTTTCGGTGCTATCGGCATCAGGGAAGACCTAAGTAATATTATTTATAACATTAGTCCAATGGACACGCCGTTTATTAGTGGCGTAGGTCGTGGCACTTGCGACAATACTCAGTTTGAATGGCAGACTGATGAGTTAAAAACGCCAGCGGCTAACCGCCAGATCGAGGGTAATGATTATACCTCGACTGCGGCCACTGAGCCTCGCCGTTTGAGCAACTATACCCAGATTTCTGCAACTCAGGTTCAGACTTCGGGTACGGCTGAATCGGTGGATTTTGCGGGTCGAAAGTCATCTCAGGCTTATCAACTTGCAAAGCGCGCAAAAGAGATGAAGCGTGATATGGAAACTATGCTTCTGGATGGCACTGCTAAAGTTGTTGGTTCTTCGGGTACGGCCCGAGAGTCTGCTTCTTTTGCAACTTGGGTTGGTACGAATGATGCGGCAACTACGCCTATCATCGCGGCCTCCACGGGTGCTGGCCTAGTCAATAATGGAGCCTCGGGTTATCCTGATGGAACGACAAGTTCCGCCACGGGTGGCGCTACCACGACTACCACTCTCTCTATGATTAACGAGGTTGTTTCTCGCGTATGGGATTTGGGCGGAACGCCTGATGTTATCCTCTGCCCGAGTACCGTTAAGCAGACGATCAGTGGAAGTGGTATTGGCGGTTCCGTTGTTGCTGACCTTCAGAAGACTGTAGGCGACAAAGCGGCCACGGCTGTGAACGCGGTTGATGTTCTGGTTACTGACTTTGGTACTTTCAAAGTTGTGCCGGATCGTTTCATGCCCGCTACTAACTGCGACTTCATTGATTATGATCTTTGGGAGATTTGTTATCTTCGTCCCTTTAAGACCGAAACTCTCGCCAGAACTGGCGATAGCGTCAAGCAACTCTTGATTGCTGAGTACGGCCTTAAAGCGAAGAACGGTCTTGGCAATGGCATGATCAAGAGCGCGAAGTAGTATTGGTCTAGCCCCCTTCGGGGGGCTTTACCTTTCATAAGGATAAACATGACTTCTAAGAAATCATTTAAGCAAGCGGTAAAGGATTTAGAAAAAGGCGGGGCAAACCCGACCAAGACTGATAATAAGAAGCAACCATCCTTAAAAGACCGGATGGAAAAAATTGTAAAGGGTGAAGACCCAAGGTATCATCTATGAATAAGGTAGATCAAAACTCTCTCGTCACTACGTTCCATTCAAGTGCTGATGAAAAAGAGTTTACTATTAATACATATCAGGATGCAAGCCCAATCCTAGAAGAGAACAAGAAATCCTACAACCATTACGGAGATAAACTTACTCCGGGTAAAGCGGGTGAAGGCGTTAGAGTTGCCTCTATTCCTCTTAACATATGGACTCAGTGGATGAAAGAAACTAATGGGGCTATTGAAAAAGACCCCAAACTAATGAAAAAGTATTTGAATGATCCAGACAACAAATACTTCCGAACTACTCCTACGAGGGTATAACTATGTGGCTATATGGAAAAGGCGTCTTAGGGCGTATACAGAGAAACTACAGTATTTTAAACCAAAACGTATTCTTTGCTAAACGTAATGTACCCTAATGGCTATAAGTAATTACACCGAGTTAAACACGGCAGTTGCTAACTGGTTAGACAGGGATGACCTGACTGACCGGATACCGGAGTTTATCGCTCTGGCAGAGGCTAGGTTTAACAGGTTACTTCGCATCAGGGCGATGGAAGAGAAACAGACTGCATCTACTGTAGCGGGGCAGAGGAATCTTGCCCTGCCTACAAACTTTATCCAGATGCGTAATCTGCAAATTAACTCTTCTCCTATAACTCCTATGCAGTATGTTACCCCTGAAATATATGATAGATTGTACGGAAGTACCGATACAGGCACTCCTCAGATGTACACTATCATTGCTGATGAACTTCAGTTAGGGCCGATACCGGGAAGTGTGCAGACTATTGAGATGCTATTCTACAAGAAGTTTGATGCCCTTACAGGGATAGCCCCTACTAACTAGATGATTACTAACGCCCCCGATGTATATCTTTATGGTTGCTTGCTAGAGGCAGAGCCATTCGTTATGAATGACCCAAGGGTTCAGTTATGGTCAACAGCCTTCCAACAGGCTATCAAAGATATCCAAGAACAAGATAACAAGGATCGTCACTCAGGCTCCGCGCTTAGAGTGATGAATACGAGTGGCTACTATTGACTGCCCCTATAACGTGGGCTGAAGCCTCTGCTCCTATATACTGGAGTAATATAGGAATAGATTGGGATACCCCCGCTAAGACTAACTCGTCTGCGTTTGCTATAACTGGCGGATATAGCCAGACAAACTCAGCAACCCTCCCCTCTGCTGTATCTTTTACTAACAATATGGGAAAGGTTCACGCTTCAACTTTAGCCACTTCAGGAGTAATATCATTTGGAGTGCAGAATGGATGCACAAGCGCGGGAGGGTTTACCTTTGACAGTGAAGCGTCATTCGCTTTAACGCAAGATTATACCTCAAGTCCTACATTAACTGCGGTAGGAGTCGTAACAATTCCCATTAATGTCACTTATGTAAACGCCACTAACCATGCAGACTCTATTACTATAGGCTCTACAGTAGGAGTGACATCATCTAACTCATTCTTATGGAGTGATGTAAGTGATCCCACAACAGTATGGACAGAAGTGGAGTATCCAAATTGAATATTAATCCAACACTAAAGGCCGATGGAGGCTTGAAAATGCAACATAAAACAGATATGAACCTTGGCCTCAAAAACGTATGGGAGGTCGTGTGCTACGACTCGGAAGGTAACGAGAAGTGGAAAGAAATTAATAAGAACCTCGTCACTACGGTAGGCTTGAATCATGTCTTGTCTAGCACGTTGGATGGCGGGACACAGATTACCGCATGGTATGTTGGCCTCAAGGGGGCTGGATCAGCGGCGGCTGGAGATACGATGGCCTCCCACTCTGGATGGGCTGAAATTGTAGCCTACTCTCAGTCAGTGCGTCAGACCCTTACCTTGGGTACTGCGGCGGCAGGAAGTATTGACAATGTTGGCAACCTTGCTACCTACACTATTAACGGAACCGCTACAATAGCGGGAGCCTTTATTAATAGCAATAATGCAAAGTCTGGAACTGCTGGCACACTATACGGCGTGGTTGACTTCAGTTCTTCTAGGGCTGTTATTTCTGGTGACACTCTTACTGTCACTGTTACGCTTACTGCCGCATCTGCTTAATAGGAGGGTATTATGGGACTAGAAACAGCCTCATATATTAGTCAATTAGTTGACACCAATCCCGTAGTAGGTGATCCGGTAGGTGAGGGTGATGACCATCTCCGCCTTATTAAGACTGTTCTACAAACACAGTTTCCTAATTTAACTGCGGCGGCTGTCAACTCTAACGTAACAGAACTAAACCTTCTTGATGGTATTACCGCTCTTGTTACACTAGCGGCAGATCAGACTTGGACGGGATCGCAAAGGGGTTCGCCATCTACCGTAACAGATGGAACGCTTGATCTTGATACTGCAAACAACTTCCATTATACACCGGGAGGTGCGGATACTCTTGAGTTTACTAATGAGGAAACAGGTCAATCAGGCTTTGTTAAAGTTATTAATACCTCGGGTCATGCTATCAGTCTTGGATCAGAAGTTAAAAAAGGAGCGTCATGGGACGTTTCTACGGCGGGAACTTATCTCGTCACCTACTACTGTGACGGAACTAACGTCTACGTTTCAGCGAGTGAAGCCTTAACTTAATGACTCTTCTTCAGTCCGGCATTGCTAAACCATCTTCTGGCTACGACATAGAACAGTCGTTGCGGTTTGAAGATAGTGGCCCTGCTTATTTAAGTAGGACTCCAAGCAGTGCAGGCAATCGCAAGACTTGGACTTGGAGCAGTTGGGTAAAGCGTGGGAATTCTGGAGCGCACCAAAACATATTTGTTTTTGGCGCGGCAAATACAGATCAGGTTACTTTAAGATTCGGTTCTTCAGATAAATTATCGTTTAGCGTAATTCATAGCAATACAACCACCGTAGAGTATGTTACGACTCAGATGTTTCGTGATCCATCTGCTTGGTATCATATTGTAGTTTCCGGCGACACAACACCAGCA